GAAAGCGGCTGCCCGATGGACGGGCGGTCACTTTGAGGAGAGGAGGCGAGGGCGTGAACCTGCGGAACCCGAGGAAATACTGTGAAAACCTGCTGTGGATCCGGACAAAGAAGCAGACGCTGACAAAGCTGCGGTTCAACGATGCGCAGAACAACCTGTATGACGTGATCCGGCGGCAGGCGGCGCAGGGGAAGCCCATCCGCCTGATCGTGCTGAAGGGGCGGCAGGAGGGTATCTCTACCGTGACGGAGGCGCTGATGTTCCAGGACACGGTGACGCGGCGAAACGTGAAAACGCTGATCGTCGCCCATGAGAGCACGGCCACCGCCAACCTTTTCAAGATGAACAAGCTGTTCTATGACAGTCTGCCGTCCGGCGCGCAGCCCATGCGGAAGAACTCCAACGCCAAGGAGCTGGTGTTTGAGAATCCGGCCAAGGATGCCCGCGCCAAGCGGCGGCGACCGGGGCTGCGCAGCTCTATCCGGTGCCAGACGGCGGGTAAAGGCGGCGTAGGCCGAAGCGACACTCTGACCAACGTACATATTTCCGAGTATGCCTTCTGGCCGAAGAACAAGGACGAGCTGCTGCTGGGCATTATGCAGGCCGTGCCGGATGAGCCGGATACCATGGTGGTGATCGAGTCCACCGCCAACGGCTACGACCATTTCAAGCGGCTGTGGGACGACGCGGTGAGCGGCGTCAATGAGTGGACGCCGGTGTTTCTGCCGTGGTATCTGGAGCCGGGGTACCGGAAGAGCGTGCCGGAGGGCACCGTATGGGACGAGGAGGAGGAACGGCTCCGGCGGGACTTCGGGCTGGATGATGAGCAGCTCATGTGGCGGCGGTGGTGTATCAAGGCCAACTGCGGCAACGACCCGGACATGTTCCGGCAGGAGTACCCCAACACGCCGGACGAGGCGTTCTTGCTAAGCGGCGACGGCTACTTTGACAACGACGCGCTGGCGGTGCAGCGGATGCACGCACCGGAGCCGAAGGCTGTGGGCTGGTTCGATTTTCCGGAGCCTGCGGAGATGGGGGACATCCCCCGCGACTGGCGGTTCCGGGAGCGCGCCAGAGGTGGCATACGCATCTGGCATCACCCGGAGAAGGGGGTACCCTATGTGCTGGGCGGCGACACGGCCGGGGAGGGAAGCGACCGCTTCACCGCCCATGTGCTGGACAACCGCACCGGGGCGCAGGTGGCGGAGCTGCAGATGCCGCTTTCGGAGATCCAATATGCCCGGCAGATCTATTGCCTGGGGCGGTACTACAACGACGCGCTGGTGGCGGTGGAGATCAACCACTCCACCTATCCGGAGGTAAAGCTGGAGGAGTGGCATTATCCGAAGCTGTACCAGCGGGAGCGGTTCGACACCTATAAAAACAGAATGGTGCCGTCGCTGGGCTGGGTGACATCGACCAAGACGCGGCCGCAGATGCTGGCCGCGCTGCACACGGTGATGGAGGAAGCCCCGGAGCTGGTGGTGTCGGCGTGGACGCTGGGTGAGATGATCACCTTCGTATACGACGAAAACCGGAAGCCGCAGGCGGCCACAGGAGAGCACGACGATCTGGTGATCGCGGCGGCCATCGCCCACAGCGTGCGCGGCCAGCAGCGGTATAGCGTGCAGGAGGACGCGGCAGACCGGAAGCACTGGACGGCGGATATGTGGGCGGATTGGCGCCGTGCCGACGCGGAGACAAAAAAGCGTTTGGAATCAGAGTGGAGACGCTCTGCACAATAAAAATACAGGAGGAATGTGCGACATGAATATCTGGGAGATCATAGCGGGAGCTGCCATGCTGCTGTGGCTAACGGCGGGTGCGCTGACCATCCGTGCCGCCCGGAAATGGGGCGACGTGGCGGATGTGCTGCTGGAGGAATGGGAGGAGAGGGAAAATGAGAACTGAAAAACTGATAGCGGCGTTGCGGTGTTCGAGTTCAGTACCATCGGCGCAGCTGGACTGTAGAACTTGCGCTTTTCACATGGAAAAGACGGTTGACGGCAAGGACTATGCGGGCTGTGAATGTGATCGCATTTTGGTGGACGCCGCCGACAAGATCGAGGAGCTGGTGGATCGCTGCGCTCGGTACGCCGAGGAGATCGCGGTGCTGCGGGAAAAGAAGAGGTGGGTGGACGTCCGGGAGAAGCTTCCGGAGCGGGACGGACACTACCTGTGCAGGTATGTGTTTGGGAGCGGAGGGAAAGGGTTCTACGGAACGCTCGACTACTACGCCATCGACCCAAGGCCGCACTTTCAGCACGAGGGGATACACGGAATGAATGTGACACACTGGATGGACATCCCGGAGGTGGAGTGTGATGGCTGACGTTACAAAATTGCCCTATGCGGCCTGGTTGGAGGAATCCATCCGAACCATGTCGAAGCTTGATGTTCGTTCGGCGTGTATTGTGGTGGCAGACAAGGACAGCAATACATTGACTGCATATTACAAAGCCGACGCGCAGGACAAGGCTATATTTGCTCACAATATTCAAAGCGACATCACGATGGATCTGATTCGCCTGAATGCGGATGTTGTAAAAAAAGCAATTGAGGAGTTGGAGGGTGGCGCAGATGAGTAAAGCCGTACTTATCAGCATCCGACCGAGATGGTGCCAGAAAATCGTTGACGGGGAAAAGACCATCGAAGTCCGCAAGAACAGGCCAAAGCTGGAAGCGCCGTTCAAGTGCTATATCTATGAGACACAGGGCTGGGTGGAGAAGGACGGCATCATGGTATTCAGGCTCGGAGGGCGTGTCATTGGCGAGTTTACCTGTGACTGCATCTACAAACTGGAAACACGGTCGCTCGGAGGAAGCTATTTCGTGGACGGGGAGGACAAGCCTACAACGAACCGTGTGGCGCGTGAATCCTGTCTGGGTCTTGCGGATATGCACAGGTATTTGCAGTCGAAAACCGGCTACGGCTGGCACATCTCCGAACTGAAAATCTACGATGCGCCGAAGGAGCTGAGCGAGTTCACCAGCCTGCGTGATACGAGGTTCGGCGCTGCACCTTATGAGATCAAGTGCCCGCCGAGAAGTTGGTGCTATGTGGAGGTGATGAGATGAGTGTATGTACAGGGAAGGTCAAGTGCGAGATTTACCGGCAGAAAAGATTCTGCCGCAAATCCACGGCTGCCGGTGAAAACTGCGAATGTGTCGGTTGCCGTCATGCAAAGCGGCAGTGCGATGTTGGGCACTGCGTGTTCAGCGTCAACGGCATGTGCAAGGCATTAGAGAAGAGGTGACAGCTGCTATGACAAATAAGGAATTGATCGCCAGCTTGAAGCGGCTGAAGGTACAGACAGGAAGCCTTGCCTGTCTGGGCTGCGGGCGGGAGCACGATTGCGGAATACACGGCTGTGCCATCCTGCGGGAGACCATCGCCTTCGTGGAAAAGAAGCTGGCGGAGGGTAACCCCCGCGGTGTGATGGAGTACCAGGACGGGCGACTGTACAGGAAAACGGTGCGCTGCCCGGCGTGCGGAGGGAATGAGCCCCAGAGCTGCCCGCGCTGCTGCGGGGCAGGGCAGGTAGAGGCGCCGGACACAAAAGGCGACCTCCTCCGGCGGATGACGGACAGAGAACTGGCGGAGGAGCTGTTCAACTTCCGCTTTGACGGTTACGCCAAAGCACAGGGTGCGGAAACTGTCCTGCCGGATTCGATATGTGAGATAGAAAAATGGCTGGAGGAGACGACCGAATGAGTATCAGAAAAATTATGACGGCGCTGTGGTTGGCGTTGCTGATCACGCTGCTGTGCGGGTGCGGCAGGAAGGAGCTGACCCGGCGGGTGGTGGACTGCCGGTACACGGAAGCGTCTGAGCGGATAGAGACGACCTACGTCTACAAGTATGACTTTCTGGGTGAAGGATTCCGCCTGATGCCCAAGGTCAGCACGGTACCGGTGCCGGAAAAATATGAGGTGCTCTATGAGATCAGTTACGATGACGGTACGGTGGATCAGGAATGGGTAGAGGTGGAGAAGGCGGTGTTCGAAGCATGGCGAAGCTGCACATGACGGACGGGGAGATCGTGAACAGCTACCGGCTGGCACGGGATCCCCGGCGGCAGATCGGTGTGCTGGCCGAGCTGAACGCTGTGCCGCCCAGCGTGATCCGGGAGGTGCTGACGGAGGCCGGAGAGCTGGTGCTGAATCCGCGAAAGACCGGCGGCGGGCGCCCTCTGAGCTTCGACGCTGCAGAAGCCCGGCGGCTATTTGATGCAGGGCTGTCAGACAAAGAAATGGCCGAAAAGCTGGGAACAAAGGTGAGGAACATACAATTCTGGCGGCAGGGACAAGGGCTGCTGCGGCCGCGCGGTCTGCCGTTTGGCAGCGAGGTAAAAAAGGTGGAGGCACCACCGGAGGAAAACAAGGAGGAACCAGACATGAAAAAGATGCTGGACAATGCCGCCGCAGAAGCGGCGGAGGTGCGAGAGGAAGTGACACAGGTCGGTGGCGGCGCTGTGACGGTGCAGCGGCTGTGTGATCTGCTGCGGGGCGCGGTGGATGCCGGATACGGCGCAGCTCCTGTGACGGTGGAGGGCTGCCGGTTCGCGGAGATGCACCTGCGGGTGGAGCTGATGGTGAGAAACGGCCTGCGCCTCGGCGGTGAGCCGGTGGCGGTGGAGCTGCAGGGGAC